TATATGTGTGCATCTCAGCGTCCGTGTGCTTGGACAGATGATCCTGTGACGCAACTTACCGTCACCATCGACCTTCTTCATCCATGCTTGTGGTCCTTCTGCAAGCTGACCAATACGCTTCTGTATCAAGAACAGCTCACCCAGCTTCTTGGCCTCTGGATAATCCAGCTCACCAAGCACAACGTCATCAATGATTGCATGGCCTTGTGGTGTCGTTTTAGAAGGCTTCCAACCGTACTTCTTGGTCAGGCAGAACTCGATGTGCCTACGCGAGTTGTGGTTGAAGTTGACCACAGTAGTCTTAGTGAACGGCTCACCCTCGATGTAACCAAGGGTCTTATTGTTACGCTTCGGGATGAATGTCTCATGCACTTCCCAAGGCTCGAACAGGTCTTGCAGCTCATGGTCAAGCTCTTCGCGCTTTGTGCATAGCTCGGCATACAGCTTGCCAGCCTTGACCTCATCGAAAGTCCAGCCAGCGTTGCCAATGTTCTCGGCAATCTCACTGATCTCATGTGCCATGTCCAGAGCTTCGTCAGGCCATGTGTCAGGCTTGAGGAACTTATAGAGAGCCATAGCCACTCGAACATCCTGTTCACAGTAATCCTGCATCTCCTGAGACCAGTGTTCCCATCCAGCATCGTAGTCACCTTTTAGGAAGTCACCACCGAGCCTACTCTGTAGTCTCATGCCCCACGCCTTGAGGCTATGAGAACCAAAGAGCTTCTTGGGCATGATCTCGGTAGACCAGTTATAGGTGAAGTCCTCGTTCTTTAGGTCAGCTCGTATGAGCCTCGACAGAACTAGGGTGTCTGTGCGCTTGCCCTTGAAAGGCCAGCTAGGATAGAGCTTCTTGATAACCTTGAAGTCGTAGCCAATGCCGTTGTGGGCAATCAGCTCATCAGCCTCACAGAGCATTTCCAAGCCCTCTTTGATCTGATCAGGACCGTAGCTCCAGACTGGATGGCCTTCTTCGCCAACCGCGATACAGTGGATAACATCAGGGTCTAAACCGTCAGTCTCCAAGTCAAAGAACAGCCGCCTCATCTGTCATCTCCCGATCCTTTGATCAGGTCGAGCTGCATACGCCTGTCTAGTTTGCGTAGGTTCATCTCACCAACGCTACTTAGGTCGAACTGGAACTGAGCTGCTATGTTTGCCAAGTACCACAAGACATCACCGCACTCTTGCATGACTGCTAGGCGTTTCTCGTAGTCCATGTCTGCCAGTGGCTCACCCTCGTCACGCAAATGCTTCTTGAGCTTGTCACAGACCTCACCAGCTTCCGAGGCTAGGCCAAGGGCTAGGTATTCGATCTTGCTTTCCTCAACGATAAAGGTTGTCTCAGCTTGTAGCTGGTATCCATCAAGTGTCATTGGATGTGTCATCACTGAGGTTCTCCTTTGTTTTTAGTGAATTTGCTTTAGCGGCTGCTCTTTGCCGTTTGCTGGCAATAGTCAGTGCAGCTCTTATCAGCCTTCTTCTTGATAATGGTTTTCGAGAGGTGTTTCGTACTGCGTTTACGTTCTTGAGATATCCTTCATTAAGAAATGCTTTCATCAGAACTCGCTCCCTTCTTCGACCAATCGGCCTGTGTCTCTGTTGAATTGAATGTTGCCAGCCCAGCCTGTCTGACCTGACCAGCGGTTCTTTAGGACTGAGAGGATTCGGGTGTCGCTGTCAGGTGTCTCTGATGGAACAGCCATTGACAGGCACATATCGGATAGCTGGGCTATCGAGTGGCTACCGCGCAGGGATTGCAGGGTAGGCTTTTCGCCACCCTCGAACCCTTTGTCACCTGATGGTCTACGCAGGTGGCTGACGATGATCAGGGCTACACCAAGCTCCTGCACAACCTCTGTGCGAAGCCGTGTCATGGCTATGTCGATCAGCTTTCGTTCATCGTTAGTGGCTAGACCACTGACCAAGATGCTGATGTGATCAAGGACAACAACAGTGACCCCAAGGGCTTTGACCATGAAGCTGATACGCTGGATGATTGTGTCGATGTCACAGCTTCCAAAATGGTCGTAAAGGTAGACCTGTCGATCCTCTGGAAACAGCTCGTCAAAAGTAGCCTCGATCTCTTCTGGTGTACTCTGTGATCTGTCTACCGTGATGTTCTTGGAGAGGTGTGTTCCCACTAAGCCTAATAGAGTGCGCTTGTTAGTCTCCTCTAAGCAGAGCAAACCTAGCCTCTCACCAGACTGGTGTAACTTGTAGGCAATCTCACGGACTAAGGTAGTCTTACCCATCCCCGAACCTGCTGTGATCGTCACAAGCTCCCCACGCCTGATACCGCCTGTGATGGCGTTCAACTGATCGTAGGGATACCTAATGGATGAAGCAGCGTCATCCTGACCTATCACGGATCGGAGATCGGCAGCGGCAACTATACTATCTGGACGATACTCTTTCGCCTCAAAGATAGCACTCACCACGGCTGCTGATTTCCCAGCTACCAAGCAGTCGTTTATGTCCTTCATTGGGAGGTGACTTATGAAGGCTTTGCCGACTGGCAGCATCTGAGCCGCTTCCATAGCTGCTTTGCGTCCAGCGTCATCTGCATCAAAGCAGATCACACATTTGTCAAAGCCGGAAACGTAGTCATAGTTATCTTTGATTGCTCTTACAGCGGAGTTAGAACCGTTAGGTATTCCAACCGTTGCTGCATGATACTTGCCCAGACACACATGAGCACTTATCGTGTCGAGTTCGCCCTCACAGATAACTAGCATCTTCCCTTTAGCCCACAAATGGGAGCCAAAGAGAGACATCTTCTTTGCGTCACCCAAGATGCTGAAACCTTTGTCTTTGGTTCGCACCTTCTGAGCGACAACAGTGCCATCCTTGCCGACATAGTTAGCGACTTGGACAGACTCTCCTTTGTGCATAGCTTTGAAGTAACCAAACTTCCTACACACATCCTTGTTGAGCTTACGCTTAACTAGGTCTTGGTAGACACCAGTGATCAACCCTAGCGAGTTAGCCATGATGAGGGGCTTCGGTTGATCACTGGTGCTATTCTGTTGTTGGACTGTAGTTCCACATGAGAAACAATGCGTATGTCCGTCATCGTAAAGAGAGTTTGCATCGCTCGAACCACACTCAGGGTTCTCACACGGTATGTGCCGAACAAACTCGCTCTCACTTTCTTTAATTACTGTATCCATACGCTTGCTCCCTTGCGTACTACTCGTTAAGCCAAGCATCAGGGATCGTCTTGTTTGCATATGTAAAACCGTGCTTCTCACACCACATGGCATAAGAAGTCTTCGACCCTTTGTAGAGCTTCTGGTTTTGATTGCTGAAGACGAACCTGATGTCGGTATGTGGAAACTGCTTCTTGAGGAGTAGGTGCTTTTGCCTGTCGGCTGATAAGAACCGTCCTTTGGTTTCCACAAAGAAAAACCCACCGTCTTTGGTGGGTATCTTAAAGTCTGGGGTGTAGTGGCTATCACGTTGAGGCCAGACGTAGTAGATACGCTCAGTCTCATACTCGACCTCGATACCACAGCCTTTGATTTGCTCTGCTATCTTGATCTCTAGGCCGCTTCTGTAACCCCGCTGATAAGCCTTAGAAGTCGTCCGAGAACTCATCAGTTTCTTGCTGTGGGCTTGCTTTCGAGGCAACGTAACCACCTTCCACAGCCCCAAAGTCATCGCCATCGTTGCCGTTGCCTTCGGCTGGCTGGATAAGCTGGACTGCATTTAAGTTAAGTTTGATGCCGCAATTGATGCCCTTGTCGTAGGCTGTCAAAGTGCCAGCAATCCTAATGACTGACCCGCCCCAGATTTGAGGCACGTTGTCCATCATGAGCTGACCTTGGCTGTCTTTAATCTTGGGAGCGAACTTGCTCTTAGTCTTAAAGATGATCTCACCAGTGTCAGCGTCAGTGGCGTAAGGCAGTAGAGCCTTAGACATCTTGTCGCCAAGCTGTTCTTTGGCAAACTCGTTGATCTTGTCGATCAGTGGCTGTGCCTCTTTACTTGGGACAAGCAGGTTAGTCTTCCACACGCCGTCTTCATCGAACTTGGTGTCAGGCTTGTTAGGCTGCAACCAAGGGTACTGTGCGCGGCCTTGGGGTGTGGTGTAGTTCAATCTGGCTTGAGCCATAGTTTAGTCTCCTTACTTTTGTCTGCTTTAAGTTTGGTTCTAGGGGGCGGTGCTAATGACGAAATGAGGATGCCGAGGGCATCTGCATGTGCCAGTAAATCGACAGGCAGTGGCTCACCTTTCAAGTGATATAGCCGCGCCTGTTCAAGCACCTTTTCTCTTGGGTGCATGGGTTTGCTCCATGTAGTCTTTTTGTTATTGGGGCAATACAAATAGCCGCATTAAAAACAGAGGCAGTTTGTATTAAAGAAAGCAGTAGTCGCTGTTTACGATCTGCTTTAAGTCCAAGGTGCCTTTTGCTGGCACTTCGGGAAGGTCAGCTTTCTCAGGATGCTCTAGCTGTTCGACAACTTGATCCTTGAGATGCTGGTAGAGACAATCACCTTCGTATTGCTCGATGAACGCCTCTCGTACAGCCTTAAACATCAAGACCGTATCTGCTGGACAGGTTGCAAAGCTGTCATGGATTAGGAAGAAATCCTTAATGCCGTGATCGTCAAAGCATTTAAGAACCGTTGAATGTAGGTGAGCTGAGTCCAGTGCATGTGTGTGGTTAGCGGCAGCGGCTGCATTAGCCTTTCTGCTGTCCACTGTGCGTTGCTCATCGTGCCTGATGGTCACTTGGCTGCGCTTTATGTCACCGTACTCTCTGTCGTAAAGGTAGACCTTGATCGCTTTCGAGGGCTTCTTGGTGTACCGATTAACGACAGGGAACCCCAGCGGAGTCGTCCAAGTCATCATCTTGTTCTCGTTAGAGCAAGCGTCACAAAGCTTCTGGATAAATCCCATGCCCTCGTTGGCACTTTGCACGACCTCGTTGACTGCATCCCAGCTTTTCTTGGCTAGGTAATGGGCAGACTTGTCTCCCCTGTCCATGCCAACGCTATCACCTGTCTCTTTGTCGAAACGCTCCATAGAGAAGGGGTTTGTCTTGTAGCCCTTCCAGTCACCCTTTGTCGTAATGGCATCATTGATTGGCTTCATGAAGTCAGTCTTGATCTGCTGTGTGAAACCGTAAAGGTTCGAGCCGTAAGACTTGACCATCACATTCCGCTTGATCGTTGAGCGTGTGACCTTGTGCTTCATCCACTGGTCACGAATGTCTTTGTCTTTGGCTGATGTGTCGGCCTCGATCTTCTGCCGTACAACCTCTGCTACAGACTCGTACAAGTCTTGTGGTTCATCGGATGGTACAAGACCTGTCAGCTTACCTTCTTTCTCGTTAAGAGACAGACCACTGAAATGCTGAAGTCCTGAGTTGCTCCCATCCAGTCCTATTGGAAACCCTGACTCATACTCGTAACCGTAGGTCATGACATTGTGCAGTTCTAAACAGGCCGCTAGGAAGCCAAAGGGCTTGTCTGCTTGGCTCCAATAGAGCTTGGTGGGGTCTGTACCGTCAAAGCTCTTCTTGAAGTCTACAGCGACCTCTCTGAGCTGCTCCTGATGCTCGTTGACCCATGCCAGCCTGTCCTCAATGGATGCCTTGCTGATCCTGTCAAAGTCACCAAGGTCAGCGCACTTGATCGCCAGCCATTGTAGACCTTCCTCACCAATAGGTTTCTTGTTGTGCAAAAGCAGCATCGACTTGATATGATCACCGCGCTGATGGCTAAAGTTGGCGACAGGATAGACCCTGCCTCTGAAATCCCAGCTTGCACCGACCCAGAAAGCCTTTGTAGGCAGCTTGGCAAGTGATCTGGCGGTTCGTAGGTCTTGAAGCTTCAGAGCCAGCCCACCGTCAATCTCGCGGTTCTTCTGGAAAAGCTCACGGGCTTTGAGAACCCAGCCTTTCTTCTCTAGCTTGTCCATGTCATCCCAGTCATCAGGGAAGGGCAGCTTGTCGAGCTTCTCAGCGTGGGGAAACTTGGCGAATGTCTTGTTGTTCTCCCATGCCCACTCGACAGCCTCTAGCACTGGCACGTTGATCTCGAAAGGTGTGTTCTGGATCAGGTTCAAAGCTCTAAGCATCTCAGACATCGAACCGTCAGCTAATGCCGCTTTGACTAGCTTACGCTGCTTCGCACTGGCACCTCGTACAATGGGAACCTGTGCTCCTAATGCACTGTCTAAGTACATACCAGCCGTGCGCTTGTGTGGCTCGTTGTTCACTAGGTCATCAAAGGTCTGCCACTGGACAGGCTGAACCGTCATTGGCGTAAACATAGGCTCTAGCCATGAGGCGTTCTGGTTGAACTCTTCGAGTCTGCGTTTGTTGTCGTCAGACATGGTGATGTATCTGTCTTGACCGATTCTCTCAGCATCAAAGTCAACCCACTGCAATCCCATACGCTTAGATGTCTTTAAGCCTCTAGCTGTGACCTTTGTGCTCTCCCAAGTGTCAAAGACATCCGTTGCAATTACGACAGCATTTAACAATAATGAGCCAACCTTGACGCATGTATCTTTATTCCAAGGCTCTTTGGTGTGTCCTTCCTTGGTAGCTATGTTCTTCAAAGCCTGTTCTCTGTACTTGCGAGAGGTGTGATCCCTCATGACCTTGGCGTAAAGTCGTTTCTCTAAGTCACTGTCCTGATCTCTAAGCCATCTACCCCACTGTTCCATCTCGACACCTCTGCCCATCTCGACAAGAGTTGAGGCGACAGTCTTGCCACGACCAACAGCATCTAATGCTATCGACAAAGCTATTACAGCCATAACGCTTGTCTCTAAGCCTTCGATCTCTTTAGTCCATGTAAACTGTCTACCAGAGCCAGCCGTTTGTTGATCATGGATCACAGAGTCCAGATATTTAGTTACTGCTTCTTGATACTTATCTACGATGGGCAAAGCTGCATTAGTTGCACTAAGGTTTTTATTCTTGTCGAGGCGTTTGAGATACCTACGTCTACCTCGTAACTGCATGGCTTTCTCTTGTCGCAACTCAGCAATGACTTCGGGTGACTGATGATAGTTGTTGTAGATTTCTTTTAGTTTGTCGAATGAACCGAGGGTGCTTCTTGGTGTCATTTAGATCACTCCTTCGTGGCTGTGGCGTACACAGCGTGTGTGTACTAGGTGGACACAAAAATAAGTCCTTGTATTACTTAGATTTCCACTTGGAGCGATTTAGACCGTAAAACACTAAAAAAGCCCCCTTGGAAATCCAAAGGAGCTTCTTATTTTAGGCATTTGTTTTGGGCTGTGAATACCAACTGGGTTGGCTGGTTTTTGCTATCAGATCACATTACTTTTGTTAGTGTGTTACCGTGATTATGATAGCTAGTAACATGGAGATGGTAAGTGGCTATCATTGCCGCACTTAAGGCAGGTTTTACGATCCGGTGGAGCACCTACCGAGTTCAGACTATTTGCTCTGGAAAACTCGTTATACAACCACCGCGCCCTCACAAGCTGTTCACCGTTTGTAAAGTTCCAATGTGCACCGTTGTCTATAAAAGTGTTTACCCACCAGTTCTTTGCTGCATATCGTTTACGTTTGTTATTTGTCGTTTCATCCACTGCGTCAAAACCAATAGCGTCTTTAATTAGATCAGCCGCAGCTTTGTGGCTAATTGACAGTGTAGCAGCAATCTCAACGGTAGTAGCTGGACTATCTTCAAAACTACAAAGACACATCAGTTTCTTAAATGAACTGCGAGTCATCGTTGACGCATAGTAACGCCTTTCTTTCGTGTTAGTCGCATCCTCTACGATCTTATTGACTTTAGAGCATTTTGCTAACTGGAACCGTAAAACCTCAATCGCGTATTGGCGAAACAAACCTCGCTGTATCTCATCGACATGGCTCTGATCAACTGTGTCGAATGGCGATGCCGAGGCACCATCACAGTCTTGACTGGGATCAACTTGGAATAACCTGTGTGTTAAAATAGTTGTATCACTCATTAGATCAGTCTCCCTTTTGTTTCTTTGACTGTTCATGCCACTGCTCTTTGAGTCAAGCCTGTGCCAAGTTCATCTGATTTCCTCATGACCTCTTTCACTGTACCAGCCTTGAGTTTCACATACTTACTTGTCGTTTTAAGGTTCGAGTGACCCATCACTTTACCGATCACTAAGCTGGTAATGTTCAAGTCGTTGGCAAGCCGAGTCGCAAAGGTGTGCCGCCAGATATGAAACACAACGTCCTTATCGTCCTTACCAAACACCTTGACCCTCATCTCCCGCCAAGCCTCGTAGAACGACTTTTCGTTCCAAGAGTCCCAAAGGTACTCCAAGGCCGCTACAGCCTGCCTAGCGGTCACGTTAAGCGGTACATCGCGTGTCTTGCGCCCTTTGCCGTTCCACTTGGTCTCAGGCAGATGAATCCACTGGTCTCCGTCATCATCAAGCCACAAATGAGCCTTGCCGGATTGGAGTTGGAGTATCTCGCCTAGCCTCATGCCTGTGTGTAGCGACAAGAGGCTCATATGGTAGGCGTAAGGCACCTCGTTGTTGCCTTTGAGGAACCGTAAAATGCGCTCGATCTGGTCAGGCGTAAAATAGAGTTGCCGTGCAGAGTCCTCATCGTAGAGATCGACAGAGATAGGCCGCTTACAATACTCGTTATCGTAAGCAAACCTCATGATCTTGCTGATCGTCACACCGTGCCTGTTGGCAGTCGTATGGGCTAGGCCGACCTCGGTGACTAGGTGATCCATGTAGAACAGAACGTCACTTGCCCTGATCTTATTTAGCTTCTGATCACCCATGCCCTTGAAAGCGGCAAAGCGTCTAGCGCAGCCGAGGCTATACTCGACATGCTGCTTCTTACATGACCGCCAGATCAGGTTCTTGTGATCTTCTACGAACCGTAAAAAGGTAGGTTTAGAATCTGTCATGCTGCCTCTCCTTCCTCGTCCTCTCTATCATAGATACAGGTTCGGACAATCTCAGCCGCGTGTAGCAGTCGATGACCAGCTTCTTCAACATCTTCAGAGGTTGCCGTAAACCCTGCCTCTCGTAAATCAGGAGCCAAGGTTTCTAGCAGATACTTTGCAAAGTCTATGTCAGTCCATTGTGTCATGATGTCTCTCCTGTCTTCCACACCAGCTCAAACGCTGCCTGTTTGCTTACCAAGTCACTGATCTCGACACCGTAATGTGAGGCAATGCCAACGACATAAGCCATTGATGGCACCACGCGGCCTTTCTCCCACCGCTGGACACTTTGCTGACCCGACCCAAGAGCAGCCGAAAGCTGCTCCTGTGTCTCGTTGTTACACTCTCGTAAAACGCGGATGTTCTGTGCTAGGTGTTTCATTGCGCTGACTCCTCTGGTACTACGAATCCAAAAACATAAATCTTCTGGTCATCTTCGTTGTCGGTAGAATCATGGTTCAGATAGACCGCATCAGGGCATTGGTCTATCCAATCCCAAAACTGCTCATTTGTTGATTTCTTGCTCATTGTGCTATTTCCCTTCTTCGATGTTGTAGAATTCCATTGCCAAGGTGTCGATCAACTCCCAGACATCTTCTATAGGCCAATACTCGAAAGGCTCCCATGCGTGGTCAGTCATAAACTGGTCAAGCACAGAGTCGCTCATGTCTTGCCAGTTATTAGGCAAACGCTCAGTTAGGAATTGAGCCGAGGCGTGGGCGATATGTTTGTAATGGGGTCTAGTCATTGTACTGACTCCTGCATACGCTCTCGGATCATATCCACGACCCATTCATACGCTTCTAAGACCGCGTAGCCGTTCACTGAACAGCCACCGCTGCCTTTATGCTGCATAACCGTAAAACGACAGTCGTAAAGGTAATAAAGGTCACCATTCATCAATGTTAATTCTAGTTCGATATAAGTGTTCATCAGGTTGTCTCCTTTAACCGTAAAATGACGAGGTAGGCATCTGATCCCACTCGCTGCGCTTCATGCGCCATTTGATGTTGGTGATGGGTGTGCAGCATCGAACCCACTTATGCCCGACTACTGCCCAGATAAGGCGACCACCCGACACGGGTAGCCGTTGATTTATGCCCCGCAGGTAGCAGGTGGTCAGGTCAGCGTAAAACAGCCGAGCCGTTGACCATGCTTTCGTTGGGGGCTTTGGTGTTGCAGGGGTGTACGTTTTGCCTGAGTCCATATCCGTAACCGTCACTTTTAATGTTGTC